ACAGAACTTATGGCAGAGGTAGAATGGAAATGAAGCACACACTAACCTTATACACACAACCTAACTGCATGTATTGCGATATGATGAAGTCTAAACTTGATCGTTGGGGATACAAATACGAAATTGCAAATATCCAATTGGATGAGCAAGCAAAGGCGTTCATCGTCTTGGATAAAGGTCATAAAACTGTGCCACAACTCTACTATGGCAATTCTAATGTCAATCGTGGTGTAGATACAGAAGACTTCACTCAAAACATTCTTGAACAATACATCGGTCATTTGGATGAGGTAAAATGAAAGTAGGTTTCACCTGTAGCACTTTTGATTTGCTTCATGCTGGTCATGTTATGATGTTGCGTGAAGCAAAAACTATTTGTGATTATTTAATTGTAGGTCTACAGACTGACCCATCTATTGACCGTCCAGAAAAGAACAAACCTGTTCAAACTCTGCTGGAACGATATGTTCAACTAAATGCTATTTCATATGTTGATGAGATTGTTCCTTACCAGACTGAACAGGACTTAGAAGATATTTTAAATATGTTTCCTATTAATGTTCGTGTTCTGGGAGAAGAGTATAAAAACGGTAAGTTCACAGGACGTGCAGCTTGCGCAAAACGTGGAATTGAGTTATACTACAATAAACGTGAACACCGTTTTTCATCTTCTGATTTGAGAGAAAGAGTTTCCAATGAATCCATTCGAGTTCGTCAAGGCGATTAATACTAAAAAAGATATCATGCGTGATGATTTAGATGAGAAAGCATACAACTCATATATGATTAATCATTCCTTTTCTTACTTCCCTGATACTGTTCTACTTGCTAATGAAATGAATATTCAACACCACCTTGATTCAAAACTGCAAAATGACTTTCTGCTGGGAACAGTCCGGAAAAACCCTAAGAGATTTTCTAAATGGAATAAGGTTGATTCAAGTGAAGAACTACAAGCGGTGAAAGAATATTATGGATATAGCAATAGCAAGGCTAGGTCCGCTCTTTCGTTACTTTCAACAGATCAGATTGACGAAATAAAAATAAAAGTGAATAAAGGCGGCGCTGCTAAGAAGAAGCGGAACACTTAGAGCCATCCAATCCGTGATAGCGAGCAATAGACTGAATCTGTTGCTCCTTACCACATTTAGGGCATTTGGCAGTAGGTCTATTTTTTGCGCTCTCCGACATTTTATTTTTAGTAATTTCAGAACGCTTCACACCTTTATGTATAGAAGGTCTTCCTCTGAGTGCCTCACTAATCTTTCTTTTTCGTTCTTCTGAAGCAGGAGGTAGTTTCTTTCCCAAAGTCGGACCACCGTGTTTTTTTGTATGCTCATGGCGACTTGCTGCACGCTTTCGTTTATGTTCTTCGGTCTGCTTTCTGCCCGTGTTCGCTACTTTGACCGCAAGAATGCGTGCCTCTTCTTTGTCTATTCGTTTTGACAGTCCTAACCAAGCGATGCGGTCTTGTTCTCTGCCATATTGCTCATATAGTTTTTTATGAGCCTCTGCGTGTTCTTCTACAGTCAAACGAACAAGATTAGACGAATCATCAGTTCCGCCTGTGTGTTTTGGTACAATATGGTGCCAGTGATAAATAGTCATATGCTGGAAACTCCGTTGTGTTTTTAGAGTAGGTGGGAATGTGCCGTTCCGTGACCTACACTACTATTTATACAAATAGGAATGTCACTTCTGTAAATGTCAAATATTATAAATAAAAATATAATGAACACAACAAGCCTTTATAAGGATTTTATAATGTGCTAAAGAATGAAAGTGAAATGATGGCGGAAGAAAGAGAAGTAAATCTGGTTGACTGGCAACCAAGTGATATGCTGGAAATCACACTTAATGAACCAGATGATTTTTTAAAAGTAAAAGAAACATTGACTCGTATTGGTATTGCATCCCGTAAGGATAAGAAGTTATACCAGTCCTGTCATATTCTCCATAAACAAGGTAGATACTTTATTACACACTTCAAGGAGTTGTTCCTGCTTGATGGTAATAAGTCTACACTTGAAGATACAGATATCCAGAGGCGTAATACTATTACTACTCTGCTTTCTGATTGGGGGTTGCTTACTATTGTCAACGGTGAAAAGGCAAAAGATGTTGCACCTTTGAGACAAATCAAAGTCCTACCATTCAAAGAAAAGAATGATTGGGAACTGTGTCCAAAGTACAATATCGGCAAATAACCTTTTCATTTTTTGCTTGACAAATGGTCTTACCTCTGATATAAATATTTCTGTAGATGCGAATAATCGGTCTACTTTCTCGCTAAACTTTAATAGGAGATTTCAGATGACAAACAATCAGAAATACGCTCGCTTTCCCCGTTCTGCCTTTGTAGGCTTCGATCACATCTTCAAAGAACTTGAAGAAATGACTAAGCATGCTTCAGATCATTATCCTCCGCATAACATCATTAAAGATGAAGATATGAAGTATCGTATCGAAGTTGCAACAGCAGGGTTTAAGGAAGAAGAGTTAAAGATTGAACTTAAAGATGGTATTCTTGAAGTGAATGGTGACCATACCCCAAGAGGTTTGGAATTCATTCATAAAGGCATTTCCACCCGCAAGTTCCATCGTTCTTTTAGACTATCTGAATATACACAAGTTACAGGAGCTTCTCTGGAGAACGGCATTCTAGCAATTCATTTAGAAGTCGTACTGCCCGAAGAGAAGAAGCCTCGCAAAATTGCAATCAACAATCACAGCGAGGTAACTAAAAATGCTGAACTTCTTACGGAACATGGGTAAAAGACTCATTGAATCCAGAATGAATTCTGCTTACTACGGTGTAGCAGGATATATCCAACGTGAATATAACACTGGTATGAATACTGGTGAATTAGTTGATATGTTAAGAAAGGATGGATACGATGCAGTCATTTCTAAAATCCGTTAAATCTTGGATCGGTAAACAAGCTAAAAGAGCTGCAATGTCTGATGAAGAAAGGTATCTTTCTGACTCGGTTGACCTTGCAGACTTTGAAGCACGTCAACAGAAGATCATGTATGGTCAAGCACCACACCAGATCAACGGTAGACATTGGCTGGACTCTAAGTCTTACCAGTGATAAGAGGGGGAGTTTCGACTCCCCTTTTTTTTATTGACACCAATCAAAATATAATATATAATGTTCCTTCACACTTAAAGAGGGTTATGAATGCAATTTTACACTTCCGTTAATCGTCTTGGCAACTCCATTCTTGTGAGGGGTTACAAAGACGGTGTAAAGACTCAAGAACGCATTAAGTTCAAGCCAACATATTATGTTCCAACAAAAGAAAAAACAGAATGGAAAGCTTTAAGTGGACAACCAGTTGCGCCAGTCAGCTTCAGTGACGGTAAAGAAGCAAGAGAATTTCTTAAACGATATAAAGGCATGGATAATTTTGAGGTGGTGGGCAATACAAATCATATTGCTCAGTGGGTTTATGACGTATATCCTGACCAGATTAGATTTGACCGTGAAGTTATCAACACGACCACAATTGATATTGAAGTGGCGTCTGATGACGGATTCCCTGAACCAGATGCTGCTAACCATCCCGTTATTACCATTACTATTAAAAACAATATTGATAATCTCTATCATGTATGGGGTATGTATGATTATGAACCTCAGTCAGAGAATGTCAAATACTATCGGTGTCAAGATGAGTATGAACTACTTCTGTCTTTCATTGCTCACTGGCATAATCCTTCTAACTGTCCTGATGTAGTCACAGGCTGGAATACTACATTCTTTGATATTCCTTACCTTGTCAATCGTATCACTAAAGTTCTTGGTGAAGATAAAGCAAAGATGCTGTCACCTTGGAAGCATGTGCGTGAACGCAAGGTGAAGAGAATGCACGGTGAACAGCTGGCCTATGAGGTCACAGGCATTCAACAGATGGACTATCTGGACTTATTTCAAAAGTTTGGTTACACCTATGGCACACAAGAGTCCTATAAACTTGACCATATTGCACATGTTGTCTTGGGTGAAAAGAAACTTTCCTATGATGAATATGGTTCTCTGCACTCACTCTACAAGCATGACTTTCAGAAGTTTGTAGACTATAACATCAAAGATGTAGAACTGGTAGACCGACTAGAAGACAAGTTGGGTCTGATTACACTTGCCATGACCATGGCTTACAAGGCAGGGTGTAACTTTGTAGATACCTTTGGCACAACAGGTATTTGGGAAACTATTATCTACCGTGATCTTATGTCTCGTAAGATTGTTCCACCATTGAAGAAAGATAAGAACAAAAACAAATATCCCGGTGCCTATGTCAAGCACCCGATACCTGCTATGTATGATTGGGTAGTTTCTTTTGACCTTGCTTCGCTGTATCCTAATATCTTGGTACAGTGGAACATGTCACCGGAGACTATTGTAGATACGTTTAAGTCTAATGTTTCAGTGCAGTCTTGTCTGAATAAAGTTTCTATTCAAAATGAAGAGAATCAAACGACGGCTGCGAATGGTGTAGTCTTTCGCACAGATGAGGTAGGTATTCTGCCCCGTATTGTGAAAGACTATTATGTAGAACGTAAAGTTATCAAAAAGAATATGCTGGATGCCAAGCAAAGGCAGCAAGAGCAGGGTAACTCTTATGAGATTGAAAAGGAGATTGAACACCTAGAGAACCAGCAAATGTCTATTAAGATTTTGCTTAACTCTTTGTATGGTGCATTGGGCAACCAATACTTCAACTACTTTGACCAACGTATCGCAGAAGCCATTACCTACAGTGGGCAGTTGTGTATTCTCTGGGCAGAACGTGCCATGAATGATGCTATGTCCAAAGTCTGTGAAAAAGAAGATGACTATGTAATTGCGATTGATACTGACTCACTCTATGTCAATATGAAACCAATTGTTGATAAGTTCAATCCTAAAAACCCTATCAACTTCCTGTCTGAGTTGGGTGAAAAGCATTTCCAGCCTATCCTTGCAAAAGCATATGCTGAACTACATGAGTATATGAACTGCAAAGAAAACCGCATGGATATGGAACGTGAGGTTATTGCAGACCGTGGACTCTGGACTGCCAAGAAACGTTACATTCTAAACGTGCAGGATAATGAAGGTGTGCGCTATGCTGAACCCAAGATGAAGATCATGGGCATTGAAGCAATCAAATCTTCTACTCCACAGATTGTGCGTGATAAGTTTAAGGAAACCTTTAAGATTATCATGGAAGGGGATGAGGAACGCACACAGGAGTTCATACAGGGGTTTAAAAAGGAATTCTATAGTTTACCCCCCGAAGATATTTCATTCCCCCGTGGCGTGTCTAATATCACTGACTGGAAGGATAGAAGCACTGTCTACAAAAAAGGATGCCCCATTCATGTGCGTGGGTCTATCCTATATAACAATCGGGTAAAAGAATTAGGGCTTGACAAACAGTATGAAATGATCCAGAATGGTGAGAAGATTAAGTTTGTATATCTCACTCTACCTAACCCTATTAAAGAAAACATTATCTCATTTCCTATGATGCTTCCACCTGAGTTTAATCTACACAAGTATGTTGATTATGAAAAGCAGTTCAACAAAACTTTTCTTGATCCAATTAAGGTTATCCTTGATGCAGTTGGTTGGGAAGTTGAGAAGACTGTAACACTAGAGGATTTTTTTGCATGAAACTGATGCTTGGTAATTGCCTTGATAAACTCAAGGAACTTGATGATAACTCAGTGGACTCTATCGTGACAGACCCACCCTACGGTCTGTCATTCATGGGCAAGAAGTGGGACTATGATGTTCCTGCTGTAAATATTTGGGAAGAATGCTTTCGTGTTCTGAAACCCGGTGGTCATTTGCTTGCCTTTGCTGGCACTCGTACACAACACCGAATGGCAGTAAATATTGAAGATGCTGGCTTTGAAATCCGAGACATGATTGCATGGGTTTATGGTTCTGGCTTTCCTAAGTCTCACAATATCAGTAAGGCACTGGACAAGGTAGGCTCACCTGAAGCACAGCAATGGGATGGTTGGGGAACTGCCTTAAAACCTGCCCTTGAACCTATCACTGTTGCTCGTAAACCTGTTGCAGAAAAATCTATTGCAGAGAATGTTCTGAAGTATGGCACTGGTGCTATTAATATTGATGAGAGTCGGGTTGGTACTGGTGCTAAGAAATGGGAAAAACCTAGAGGTGGTATTTGGAAAACAGATACCGATGCAAAAGCAAAACTGGTAGATAACCCACAAGGACGTTTTCCTGCAAACCTAATCCATGATGGTTCAGATGAAGTGGTTGAGTTAGCCGGGGAGTCAGCACGTTTCTTCTACTGCGCCAAGGCGTCTAAGAAAGACCGTGATGAAGGTTTAGACCAGATGGAAGAACAGCAGTTTGTCCAGTGGCAGACAGGCAACGGTGCTAGTGGTAAACCTTCCTCTATGTCTGAAGGGCGTGACACCAAGCGCAAGAACACTCACCCTACTGTGAAACCTACGGACCTTATGAAGTATTTGATTCGTATGGTAACACCAAAAGGCGGTGTTGTGCTTGACCCATTCATGGGTTCTGGTTCTACAGGTAAAGCAGCCAAGTTAGAAGGTTTTGACTTTATCGGTATTGAAATGGATGAAGAGTATTTTTTGCTTGCAAAATCCCGAATTGATGGTATAATGGTAGAGTCAACATTAGAGGACTTTTTTAAATGAAGAAATGGAAGACACCACTACGTTATCCCGGTGGCAAATCTAAGGCAATGAATAAGTTGTTTACTGACCAGAATATGCCAGTAGAACACATTGCTGAGTATCGTGAACCTTTCTTGGGTGGTGGCAGTCCTGCTATTGCTTTTGCTAAGATGTATCCCAATACACCTGTCTGGGTTAATGACAAGTATTACAATCTCTACTGCTTCTGGAAAATGCTTCAGGAGCAGGGTGACAAACTGCATGATGTTGTTATGTCTATGCGCAAAGAGTATGATACAGAAGAGAAGGCAAAAGAACTGTTTACTCGTATCCGTAAAGATATTGATGAGCAGGATGATATGTTTGAGATTGCATGGCGCATGTATATTATCAACAAATGCTCTTTCTCTGGTCTGACTGAAAGTTCTTCATTTTCAAAACGTGCTTCTGCTAGTAATTGGTCTATGTCAAATATTAGTTCTCTTCTGTATTACCATGAACTTATTCGTGACTGGAAGATTACTAACCTAGATTATTCTGAACTTCTTACTAATGATAAGAATACCTTTGTCTTTCTTGATCCACCTTATGACCTAAAGAAAGACTATGGTCTTGCAGGTGGTGATGGTGAAGCATTATATGGCAAGAAAGGTGCTATGCATAAAGGTTTCAATCATATAGAGTTTGCAGATAAACTAAATCAACATGAATGTATGATGATGGTTACCTATAACTCAAATGAGAATATCAGGAATCTGTTTGTAGGATGGAAACAGACAGAATGGGACTTGACTTATTCTATGAATAATGGTAATATAAAATACCAAGAAGCACAAAAAGACCGCAAAGAACTATTGTGCATTAACTACAAAACACATACCTTAGAGGATTTTTTAAATGATGCCTGTAACTAACTTTGAAAAAGTAATCCAGTTTATGAACACCTATAACCAAGAGGTGAAGCGCAAAGCAGAATTCCCTGATGCTACAACTACACACTTGCGAGTAGACTTGATTGAAGAAGAACTGAATGAACTGAAAGAAGCAATTGCTAATGAAGACCTGATTGAAGTTGCTGATGCTCTTGCCGATTTGCTCTATGTCGTGTATGGTGCTGGTGGTGCATTTGGTATCAATCTTGATGCATGTTTTCAAGAAGTCCACTCTAGCAACATGTCTAAATTAGGAAAAGATGGTAAACCAATCTATCGTGAAGATGGTAAGGTAATGAAAGGTCCAAACTTCCGTGAACCAGACTTGAAGAGTATTTTGTAATGAAAATTATTGCAGGACCATGCCAGTTAGAAGAAGACTCTTTTGAGGTTGCCAAGTATTGCCAACGCATTGCAGAAGAGCATGGCATGGAATATTACTTTAAGGCAAGTTTTGATAAAGCAAACAGAACTTCTCTAAATAGTGAGAGAGGTATTGGTGTTGAACGTGCAATGCCTATCTTTGATGATATTAGACGTAAACTACGTTGTAAGATTGTAACTGATGTTCATACTACTGGACAGGTAGCAATCATGAAAGAAGTTGTTGATGTTCTACAAATCCCTGCGTTCCTTTGTCGTCAGACAGACTTACTGTTAGCAGCAAAAAATACAGGCAAGACTGTAAATGTCAAGAAAGGTCAGTTCCTTGCACCTTGGGACGTAGGTGGAATCATTAGTAAGGTAGGAGATAAGAATGTCTGGATTACTGAAAGGGGTTCTTCTTTTGGCTATAATACCCTTGTCAATGATTTTACTGGTCTTCAGTATATGTCTGAGAACTATAATACTCCCATTATTTTTGATGCCACTCATTCTGTCCAGAAACCCGGTGGCCTTGGTGGTGTTTCTGGTGGCAATCGGGATTATGTACCCGCTCTTGTTCGTGCCGCTGTTGCTACCGGGCATGTAGACGGTATTTTTATGGAAGTGCATCCTGATCCAGACAATGCACCTTCTGATGGACCTAACAGTCTCACCTATGCAATGTATGAAAAAGTTATTAAACAAATCCAAGTCATTCATGACATGGGTGTTATTATGGGAGTGCGATAATGAAACTAAAACCAATTATTATTATTCCAGCACGTTACAACTCTAGTCGTTTCCCCGGCAAGATGCTAGAGAAACTAGGTGACAAGACTGTGATTGAGCAAACTATTGAGACAGGTAAACGCACTGGTCTGCCTGTCTATGTTGCTACAGACAATCGTGAGATTGCTTCTCTGTGTAATAGTATCGGTCAAGAATATATTATGACTGACCCTGACCACAAGAACGGCACAGAACGTGTAGCAGAGGCAATGGTCAAACTGATTGATAAGAAAGGTGAAGAGTTTACTCAAGAGTTTGATTATGTAATTAATCTACAAGGTGATTCGCCACTTATTCCTAATTATGTTTTTAATCTAATGATGGAAGAGTATGAGCAACTAGCAGCACATGACAAAGACTTTGA